CATATGATGCTGGTGACACCGTAAATATTCGTTTAAGAAACTTTGGTAAAGTCCAACGTGGTGACACTGTAACCGCAGTCGATGTCGTAGAAACATCTTTACCTTTAACCCTACAGAGCCTGTACTCATACCCTGTTACATACACGACAAGTGAACTGTCGACAGAGTTACGAGCCAACACATGGAAAGAACGAGTATTCTTCCCAGGTGTAGACGCTCTTATTGCTGGTATTAACAAAGATGTAGCAACTAACGCTGCATTAACAACATACAACTGGTCTGGTACGGTAGGAACTGCCGTCAATACCTTTTCTGCTGTTGATATCATCAGTGCGCAAATGGATGAGATGGCAATTCCTATGCAGAATCGTTACATGGCATTGACGCCTTCTAACTCATCTGCGTTGAAATCTGCTTTACAGAACTCTTTCAACAACACCTTAAACAGTGAGATTAGTTTACAATCAAGTTTAGGTCGCTTGTCTACTTTTGACATGTATTCTGAACAATTGATTGCAACACACGATGCATACACTGCCGGTGCGCTTGGTACACCAATCGTAAACGGTGCTGTTTCATCTGGTAGCACAATTGTATTGAGTGGTTTAACGTTCTCTATCACTGGAATCTACAAAGCTGGTGACGTAATCGAAATCGACGATGTATACAAAGTTGATCCGATTGCTAAATCCAACACAGGTCGTAAGATGCAGTTCGTTATTACTGCTGATGCTAACAGTGACGGCGCAGGTGCTTGTACTATTTCGGTATCTCCTGCGATTATCGGTGATTCTACAAACCCAAATCAGAACATCGTTAACTCACCTGCGGTTGCTACTAACGAAATACCTAACGGTGCTGCGATCACGAGACCTACTACACACAAAGCAAACATTGCGTACACGAATGAATCTTTGTATATGGTAATGCCTCCGTTGGCTCCGATGGACTCTCCAGAATCAAGCACATTCACTGATCCTAAGTCAGGCGTTTCTATCCGTGTTTCTAAGTCTTCTGAAATCTTAGAAAACAGAAACGTATTGAGGTTGGACGTTCTATGTGGTTTCCTCTGGATACCAAGTCACACATGGCGTATCGTTACTTAGTCTGAAAACAAAAGAAAGGTTATTGGGGGGAGTCTTCCCCCCAGTACCATATTAGAAGGATTATTATGCTTAATGTTATTTATCATAAAAGTTTTAAAGAAACTGGCGAGAAGAGATGCATTCCAGATGATCTATATAATCAGATGTTAGATTATGTCGAATGGTTTAATTCTCCTGATTTAGTTGATCGATCAGAAACATTGAATAAGACATGTAAGAAAAAAGAATTAGTAGAAGTTGAAGAAGAAATCACAGAAAAGGTTGAAGAAGTAAAGAAAAGAGGGCGACCTAGAATTAAGCAGGAGTAGTAAATGAGCGAAAATATTACCGTAGATGATCTGATTATTCGTTCATTCGCGACTATAGGGATATATTCTCCACATAAGATAATTTCCGGACAAGATAAGCTAACCGCCCTATACCATTTAAACGAGTTATTGGATTATTACGAACATAATGGACTTTACCTCCCTTTCTATTCTGAAATATTATTCACTCTAACTGTTGGTCAGGATGAATACGTTATATCAAAGGCATTAACGGCAGATGTAGACCACAATCCAATAATCGAGTTAGATTATGTGAATCTAATCGTAAATAATGTAAGTTATCCTGTTCGTATTCTTTCATACGATCAAGTTGATTTAAATGTTAGAAATATAGATTCACAATCAAGACCAGATCGAGTTGTTTTACAGAGAGGAGTTGAGACCTCAAAGGTAATTTTCTATACAAAGCCTGATGTTGCGTACGATTGTTTAATAAAAGCTAAGACTTACTTATCAAACGTTGCTCTTTTCGACCCAATGTCGGAAATCCCTGGATATTGTCATAGATTTTTGAGACATGCACTTGCTAGAGAGCTGCAAGATATCTATAAGGCAGCTAATTGGACACCTGCTCAAGAGCAAAAATATCAAACAATGCTTAAAGAAATAAAAGGGGCAGCAGATTTTCCATTATCCACAGACAAAAACCCTACATTCGGTACGGGTGGTTCCTCGTACGATAGTAGCATTGGAGTATTGTATTAATGTTAAGCCCATTAAGTATAATCGGGTCTAGTAATTCTTATATCCATCCTTTGGTTGATTCTCAACGAACGGTGAACATGTATATTCATAGTGATAATGATTCATTATTACCAGCTCTTATCGATATGCCTGGATATGCTAAAATAGTAGAAATATCTGAGACATTAGTAGGACGTCAGCTCTTCACAAACTTTAATAGTGATAGATTATATGGGGTAATTGGAGACAGAATTTATCTATTTGATTCATTACTTGTTCCCAATTCTTTAGGGACTATTGAGACATCGGTTGGGAATGTAACGATCGCTAACAACAACAACAATGAAGTTATATTCGTTGATGGAGCTAGTGGATGGCTATTTGATGAAACCGCTTCAACATTAACAAAGATAACAACTGCTGGATTTCCAAGTTCACCTGAATTTGTCGTATATATTGATGGATATTTCATTGTAAATAAAGGTGGTACGCCTTCGTTTTATGTTTCGGACTTGAATAATGGGACTGCATGGGATGAATTTAGATTCGATTCACTGACTGCGCAGCCAAATAACGTTGTAGGGTTAGGAACGGTACATCGTCAATTATTTGTTATTGGTGAGATATCTACCGAGGTATTCTACGATGCTGGAGGATCTGATTTTCCATTTAGACGTCAGAACAACCTTATTCTACCTTATGGATGTGCGGCATCTGGAAGTATTGCGACAGGACAAAACAGATTATTTTGGTTATCTAATGATGAAAACGGTGTAGGGTCAATTGTTATGACCGACGGTACTATACCGGTTCGAATAAGTACGCCGAATATTGAGATTGCCATACAATCATATGCTAGCGTACAAGATGCAAAGGCATATATATATAAGATTGACGGACATATTTTCTACGAGATTAACTTTACAGCAGCCAATCATAGTTGGGTCTATGATCTAACGACCAATAAATGGTTTGAACGTGAGTATGAAGGCGGGAATCGTTATAAAGGACAGGCTCAAAGCTATTTCCAAGGTAAACATTATCTGCTTCTATATGATGAAGGTAATTTATATGAGCTATCGAGTGCATATAGTTATCATGGTACAGAGATGTTTAGACGAGACCGAACAGGTATTCGTATAAAAGACCCAGTATCCCATGAAATTATTGTAAATGAGATTGGAATAAACTTCTTACAAGGTGTTGGAGATGCAACGGGGCTTTACGCAGACCCACAAGTATTTTTAAGCCTATCAGAAGATGGAGGCGTTACATTTGGAGAACGAATACCAGCCTCATTAGGAAGAATAGGGGAGAGAAGATTTAAGACATTTTGGTATAGACTAGGGTATTTTAATGATTTAGTCATTAGATTGGAATGTTATGCTAAAGTTAAGTTAATTATTTTAGATTCATATATCGACTATTCGGTTGAGGAGAATTAAAAAGAATGGGTAAGTTATCTATTTCACAGCCACCAGTTTTTAATAAGTTATTAAAAGAAGATGATTTGGTGCAAGTTGATTGGCAAACTTGGTTGAATCAAGTCTACGATGCTTTAGATAACAATGCTTATCTCCCCAACAATCATCTTGCGTTAAACCCTGATTTCCATTGGTCACGAACTGTGGGGAATACACCCACTATTGGTAATGGAGAGTTTGTAGAGGAATGGGACATTGACGCTGGAGGTATGACATCAACTGTTACCCCTACTTTTTATACGTCTACAGCCGATAATGCTTCTACTGGATCTCAAAGGTATGTAAACTTTAGTGTAACGGCTGTTAACTCTAACGAATATCAGATTTATCAGGAACTACCCAATAAAATGAGCAAGTTCCAAGGTAAATCGATTAGTTTTAGTGCTTTAATTAAAAATAATGGGACAAAAGCTATTAAATTAAAGTTTCATGTAGGTTTCGATGTTGATAACAGCGGGACAGAGGACGTGGTTACAGAGAGTAAGGCGATGTATACATCGATTAATGCTGGGAAGGCTGAGACTATGTCAGCTACATTTTTATGTCCTAGAGAATCGACGGACAATCAGAATAATAATGTTTTTATTAAGTTGATTGTTTATGAGGTAACCGATCCGTTTGATTTTGATTTATATTTTATAAAACCTGAGTTTTCTACGTTTATCACACCTTTATATGTTGATCAAACGTTAGAGAAGCTCAAAATAGATAACGCATGAGGAAATAGTTATGGCATTTTTTGATTTTGTAACAGATATACTTAGTGGTGGTCAATCAGGAGCATCTAGGGATGTTAGAAGAGGACTGGAGCAAGCCGGTCAGACCGAAAGTGAGTTCCTTGATTATCTAAAGCAACAGTTTGCCCCATATATGCAGGCTGGACAACAGGCTGTAGGAGAATATCTACCAGCTATTGAGGAGATGAGAGATCCTCAGGCGTTTTATGGTCAGATGATGGAAGGCTATGAACAATCGCCGGCTGCTCAAATGGCTATCGAAGAAGGTACAAGGGCTGCAACTCAAGGGGCTGCTGCTAGTGGTGGACTTGGTGGAGGACAATTACTAAAAGATTTACAGGGATACGGTCAGAAATTAAGTGCCGCTGATCAACAGCAATGGTTGAATAACATGATGGGTATTAGAAGTGGGTATACTGGCGGTCTTCAAAATCTAATGACTGGGGGACAGCAAGCCCTTTCTTCATTTACACCTTATGGTACTGCCTTAACTGGTGATCTTGCGAGTATATTAGGTCAAACTGGTATAGCGAGAGGGCAGGAAAATATTGCAGGATACAAGCCGTATATGGACTGGTTAAGTAAAGGTGCGTCGATGGTTGGCAGTGCTGCAACTGGTGGTATGGGCGGTGGTGCTGGTGGATTAATGGGGTTAATGGGTAGCTAAGGGGTATAATTATGGCATTTCAACCAATATTCGGACAAATTCCAGTACAACAGGGACAATCTTTATTAGATATGCTCACTCAAAGAAAGATGGAGAATGAAGCCCTTGCTTCAAAGGGAGCAGAACGTGCTTTTACAGAAGCTAAAACTAAAAAGATTACAGAAGGAATCGAGCATCCGGAATTAACCCTTGCAGGATTGCCTGAAATAGCTAGACAGAGAGCATACGTAGACTCAATAAAGAAAGCTTTTGGTGCAGATTCACCACAGGCAATGCAAGCACAACAAGATTTAAA